ACTTAACTAACTGGTAAAGTTCGTCTATAGTCATATCTTATTAGTTTTTTAATGTGAGCTCTAAGTCTTTCAATCTATTCATATGAAAGATTACTACTCCTAGAATCATCTAATAACTACATTATATGCTCAGCACATACAAAGTTAAGCATATACCATTTCTTATAGTTTAGATTTACTTTAGTTTCATAATTTAGACCTGCACCGATTATATATGTGTCTTTATTCATATTGCACAAGATCCATTACAACAGCATTTACACTGTTTATTACAACCTCTAATTACAGTATTATAAGTATCTACTGATCTAGATAGCTTACTTAAATTTAGCATTCTGTCTAAGTCTATGTAAAAGTTAACAGCATTGTCTATCATATTATTCTGTTCTGCATATTCTAACAGATCTTTCTTAAGTATAAATAATGCCATTCTTTCTTTTTGCTGTTTATCTAAACAAGTATTACAATGATTAGTTAGAACATCAATCTCTGCATAATACAGTTGATCTTTGTCATAGTAAAAACCAACTTCCTATACTCCATCAGCAGTACTAATAGTAACAGTAAATGCACTTGTAGAAGTACCTTCTTCAAATGGTATACTGATTTCAGTCACACTACCGAATTCTTTTACAGTTGCTTGAGTATGATTAGTAACTACAGCTGAATAAGCATTCTTAAAGTTATCTAAGTTATCCACATACACTGCTGTTACATTCATAGCTGACTTCAGCTTGATCTCAATTGTTGTTTCTGTTTTAGTTATTTCCATATTACTTAAATAAAAAAGGGAGTCAGGGTTTTACCCCTAACCCCCTTTACGGTACACTGAAATTTAATATTATTCTACGGCTGTCCCAGTAATGAAGCTCTTAATACCTTTACCAAGTACTGTCTCAGCAAGTTTTGTAGTACCTTTCTTAACATATAATTCAGTTAAGATCGGAGTAGTCTTAATATACTGGTTATCATTGCTCAGATACAAGTTATCATTTTCAATAGTAGCATAGTCATAAGTATCACCAGCAACTACTTTTCTAGCCTGTTCTACTTCAGGATATGTACCTGTAAATACATGTCCTTTGTAACCCATCTGACGTGCTTCTCTATCTCTAACTTGTTTCCAATAACCTTTACCAGCTTTACCAGCAGTTTTAACAATAGTTGCACCAGCAACCGCTTTCGGGAAATTGCTCAATAAAGCACCCGGAATTGTTTCGTATAAACTAACTTCCATAGATACAACGCTATATTCATTGATAGAATATACACCTTCGTTGTCATCTTTTTCCATAGCGGTCAAAGTAATAACGGCAGCAGAATTAGATGCCGAAATGCGACGATTAGCGTGTTTGTTAATCTTATTTACAATAGCTTTAGCCAATGCAGTAGCATCATTAGATTCAGCAAATACTTCATAAGTATGTGTAAACTGCCCGGGATCTTCATACATATCTTTGTAAACGATACGCAGAACATAACGGTTACCAGCTGTAATAGTAGCACTAGTCAAAGTAATAACTACTTTTTCCTGAACTGGAGCTTCGTATTCACCAATTACAGCAGACGGATTAGAGTCTTTCTGAATTGCATTAGAAAATTCAATGTTAGCTTTTTGTTCAGTACTGCCATCAGGTTTAGTTACAGTTACTTTATCCTATGCTACACCGATATACAGCGTACTAGCTTTTACTGCTTCGGCAGCTGTTTTGATAATTTTTCTATCTTGATCAAACATTGCTACATCACCAGCAGCCAAAGCGTCAGCTGTAGTATAAGAAGCAGGACAATTTTTACCGATAAGTACGGTACCAACTCTTGTAATCATAGTTTATATTTGTTTAGTTAAACATTAATTAAGCGCTTTCTTGTTTAACATGCTTACCTTCTACTTTCCTAACTTTATTGTAAGTATCCAATAGCATCCATTTAAATCCTTTTAATTCTACAAATTCTTTATTAGTAAATTTATAAATTACATTTTTAGATTTGGAAAGATCGGAATTCAAAATTTCAGTATAGGTCATTCTTACGAAAGTTTAATTTCCACGTTAGTAAGCGCTTATTCTTTATTCCATCACATTAACTTCATTGTTATATGACTGGTATCTTGGATTAGCCTGATTCTCTAAGTATAGCTAAGCTGCTAACTTTACTATTTCTAACTGTGTATGTTCAGGCATATCCGTATATTCAGCAAATGGTTCTTTGTGAATATCTATTTTGTTTGGTTTGCGGATGTAACTAATAGTATATTTACTTACTTTATATTTACCATCCGTATATAGTTTAATTAAGTCTCTAGCGATCAACTTAATAGGTCTAGCTTTAGTATAATGCAAATGATACTCTGATAGTGAATTCTCTTTGATTCTATCTACAGTTTCTATGGTACCTTCTATAGTATCTGTATAATGTACTATATAATTACCTTCTTCATCTTTTTCCCAGCAAGGTATATCTACTCCATCAGCAGGCTGTATACCAGCAGTATCACCAAGTAACAGTACATAGTTTTCTGGCAATGTTACTGTATACAGTGAGGGATTTACTGTAGTAATAGCAGCATTTTCAAATGATTCTTCTTGTACTAAAGTGCGAAGATCGTCGATGCGCTTTTCAGTCTATTCAAACCCTTCTCTCTTATAATTCATAGCAGAGTAACGAGTCTTCCAGAACTTATCTAGACCAGCATTTAAAAAGTATTCAGTAGTATTTGTAGTAGGTTTACTTAAGTTATCATCTAACTTATTAATCTCTAATTCAAATGCTTCTTGCAGGGCAATGTATTTCATAATTAGTCTTGTTTCATGTTAAGACGATATCTAGCCTCAGTAATAAACATTTCTACTGCGCCTTCTACAATCTCCATATGTACGTTATCGGGTAATTCACATTTATTTAATACATTAACGCCATCAACGCCAATTACATCAAATTTCTTTGGTTTACGATAATATACTAAATCAAGTTTCTTAATTACAGTATATTCGTCGTGTATGATATTAATGTAAATATTTTTCTATGTATCAGCATTATTACCAGCATTAAGTACCACATACGGATTAAGCATAATTGCTTTGTTATAGTAAGTAGAAATTATCTTCTCTACATCATCCTCTCTAATAGTCTTGTTAGGAGTAATAACATATTCATTTTCTTTGGTGATCTCAGTCTCTATTTTATAGTTCTTAGAGATCATGCTGTTACTTCTGATATACAGAAAGTAATCTTCAGGTAATTTGACTCTATCAGATACTTTATCAGTATTCTTAGCGTCTTTAGCATCTACTTCGTAAAGACCTCTTACAATCAATCCTTTTAATGCATCTGCATTCTTTTTCTGAGCTCTAGTTCCATCTAATACCTAGTCTTCTTGTAGGTAATTTATTCTTACATATCTTTCAGTATAAGCATTCAAGAAGGAAAAGATAGTATCAGAAGTGAGTTTCTCTTTCAACTCAAAGTCTGGATTCATTAATGTAATTCGTCTTTCGAACTCTACTTGCATTTCACGTGCTGACATATTCTTGTAAATTATTTATTTGTAGCAACTACAATATGTTATTCTTGTAAATTATTTATTTGTAGCTTAGTTTCTGTACGCCTAGACTCAATGTTTTCCAGAGCAATTACTACAGCTCTATTAACTGCTTCATATAATACGTATTCAGGTACTTCTGTAATATCCTTATTATATTCTTTGTAATTAATCTTCTCAGGATATTTAACATAAGTAATGTCAACAGTATAAGGAGCTTTCATGCTAGTTGTATCGATATATATCTTTAACTAGTTATCAGCAATAGTAGCCTTAGGTGTTGGAATCCAAGGATCGTTATTATAAGTTTTACGGAACCTATCAGCTGCTTTATGATCTACTAGATCTACATTTGCCTGATTACTGCCAAAGTGTAATACTGCATTTACAAAGAATAATCTGTTGTTAGTATTACTTGAATCTTTAAAGAAATCAGACATAGTAAGTACATTAGAACTAGAGTCAAAAGTAACAGCTACAGCATTATCAGTTTTTACTAATCTTTCTAAATCTGCTATTCTTTTGACACTACCTTCAAATGCTTCCTGTCTGGCATTAGATCCAGTAAACTTATTGCATAATACTTCAACATATCCCTACATTAGGAATTGATCAATTTCTTCTGGTGTGAATGCTGGGCAGCCACCAAACGCAACTGCCTTTTCATTCTTATCAGCACCAGTTTTAAAAGCAATATGTAAATCCTTTATTGTCATATTTACTTAGATTTTGTTTCTTGGAGAATGGACATCTTAATATCTTGGTTCTTCTTATCATTCAGATAAGCAATAGCATCGTCAATTCCATTTCCAATCATTTCTGTACCGTAGAAGTATTGTGTACGGTTACGTCTAAGGATGTTCTTAGAAAGAGCGTTCTCAATCAAGAACTGAGTTTCCTTATTAGGATTGTTAACCCATTTCAGCATAAACTTATTCGGAGACAATTCAATCTGCTCATTCATCTTAGCTTCAACAAGTTCATTAGAAAGGTTATCTGATTTAATACCATACAGACGTAAACACTTACGCATATCTTCAATAGACATCTTATCAAGTTCTCTATAAGCCTCACGCTTAATTTTATGGAACTTGTTAGTCTCTTCAGCTTCACTAGTAGCATTAATCAGCAAGTAATCTGTAGCTGCGTTCTGTTTATTAATACCGTCTGCAACTCTTTTGTGTCCTTTCAGGAACAGATATTTAAGTTCATCTTCAGGTTTTTCTGTTTTCAAAATAGTATCCTTCTTACCTACTTTGACTGCATATGTTTCCCAGAAAGAACTACTTGGTGACAATGTACCTGGTTCGTACTTTAATTCTTTTTCTAATCTTTCAGCGTCTTCAGCTGTTAATCCGGTGTATAAGTTTCCTGATCTAGTCCAGTATGAACCTATATAATCAAAACATTTGTCCCATTTGGTTAAATTTGTCCAGGGGTTTTGTTTTACAATTCTAACGATTATTTCCATAATATTTAATATTAGATTATCAAGTTAGTAAAGAATGCAGCCTGCTAGCCTCAGGCTGCACATTCGTTTTCTTCAGACTTCCATATAAATTTAACTCTCCAATCTTGTGTGTTTTTTAATGGCTTTTTTAATTGCTTTTCTATAGTATCACGATGTACTTTTGTAATACTAGATGCTTCTGCTACAGAATTATATCTTGCAATAAATTCACCATTTTTAGAATATTGAAGTACTGGAATTGCCTTGGTTTGCAAAGATATTGCTCTTAAATGTTCTTTTTGTTTATCTGAACACTTGCCAAGCCTTGCTTCCGACATTTTTCTTTTAGTCTCTTCGGAAACTTTTCTACCAAGAGCTTTTTGTCTAATCTTCTCTTTAGTCTCTTCAGAATGTTTTCTTCCAAATGTACCATCTCCACCTTCTGTAAGATTGTATCCAATAGATTTATCTGTAGAATTGTATTGTTTAATCCAGTATTTTTCTTTTTCTTTTAATTCGTCATAAGTATCGGCAAAATCTATAATTTCTAAAGTAAAATTATCCTCACCATACTTAGCCATAGAACGATGAATTGGAGAAGGCTCCCCGATGCGAGATTCATACCAATGATGGCGATATCTCGCACCAGAACCTTGGTTAGTTATTCCTATGTAAATCTTATTAGTTACCTTATTAGTTATCTTATATACTTCGTTACTTTTCATAATGTAAAAATTGCATTTACATTATATAACGCTGCATTCATAATAAGGTTGCTTAAAAGTTTAACTTATTGTGCTTCCATAATGAGCTCACCGCAAGCTCTAGGATCCCTCAACATTATTCCCATTTCGCCCAGGATGTATACAGTATAACCGTCCTTACCATTAGATCTCAGAGTATCTTTAGATTTAGCATATCCAGACGGAGCAACAGCACCACCAGTATACCAAGTAACGAATTCACGATCTTTACGAACTACCTTAACAATGTTAGCTTCACCATCACGTCTACCCAGATCAAGGAATGTCATACGATATGATTCCAGCGGTTTCAGAGTAACAGGATGTAACTGACGATTATAAGTAGTATCATCATACAACGGGAAGTATTTCAGCGTCAATTCGATACCATTAGTCATCTTATAAGTCTTGAACTGACCACCGAAAGTCAAGTTATCACCAGAACCTGTTACAAATACTGTGTCGATCAAGTTCATATTTGTTGCTTTTTCTTTCAATACACGGTCGAATTCACGCATACCCATTTCACCAGTCAAAGCAACAAACTTACGTTCGTTAGTACCAAGACAGTTATAAGACAGGTCAGCTAAGAAATCTTCCAACAGTTCAGCAGAAAGACGAGTATAGTAACGTCTGTTAGACGGAGCAATCTGTTCGAGCAGACCAGCACCAATAAATACCGGACGACCGTTAGAACCCTTCAAGTTACAAGAACCATCTTTGTTTACATTACACTTCATGTAAACCAACATTCTTTCAGTTCTCTTATACCATTCACGAAGTGCAAGCCATTCCTGATAGTCAGCCCACAAATAAGATGTTTTGCCTGTTGCAGGATCTCTCAGAGCAATCGCCATTACATCTGAATAAGCAGAACCTGTGATATCGTAGTTGATACGAACAGTAGTCAGGTAGTTACGCATCTTGAAGTGAGTGCTGTAGTTCAGGATATCACCTTCTTCTGAGTACTCTTCATAAGCAGAAGCAAGACGAGATACTTGACAACCAGCTGTTAACAGATCGTGAGGAATATAAGAAGAAGGTTTACCGTCTGCTACAAAACAAGTATAAACCCACAGGTTACCATCCTGATAAGGAGCTCCAGAAACACGTACCTGGAATTCTTTGTTATCAAATTCAAGAATAGCACCAGAAGCAAACATGTTTTCTTCTAACCACAACATGATAGGTGTATTACCTAAACCAGCTGTTGAAGTAGCACTAATGGCTTCTCCCTGCCATTTTGCATCTCTAATTGTTACGGCTCTATCTGCATCAATCATTACAGGCCATTCCCAAGATGCTTTGTCGATAGTCATTACGTTTCCAAGACCACCGGTAAGCATATCTAAAGAAGTACTATAACCATTGTCTTTTGTACCAAATACATAAGACAATATAGTAGATACCTGATAAGGACTTTGCTGTGAAGCATAAGAGATCTTATTTGTGTCAATCAGATCAGAAAATCTTTTGCCTTTGTATAGTACTAAATTATTAAGAATATTATTATCCATAAAATACTAGTAATTTTTATTTATTTATTAATATCATTATACACGAAGTTTGCGTGCAAAGGATGACCATAATGAAGTATCATCTTCTGATGATTTTACTTGTTTCTGTGATTTCTTATTGATACCACTATTATTCTTCAACGAGTTCTTGAAACTGTCTATAGCTTTCTTTTTACCTTCTTTTTTAGCTATGTCTAGCAATGTATCACCCTTCATAGTAAAATAAGCTGACTCAATCAAGTTCTTGATACTCTTAGCATAATCTTTTTGGTATCTAGTTTTGCCATCAGCTTCAGGTCTAAATATGTATTCCAGCAGAACATGTTTATCCTTTGCAGGAATAGCAATACCACGTATATTATCTAGGCCTTTTATTTCCTTGACAACGTTGTCAAAAAATGCCTGTTGGTTCTTTCTAGCAGTCTCTGCCTGCTTTTTCTGATCCTCCAATAGCTGTTGTTTCTTTTCTTCTCTAATGCCTTTAAGAGCCTCTAAAGCATCTTCAGCTTCATCTGAAAGAATACCAGCTTCATCATATTTAGTCAGTTTCTTCTCAATCTGTTTACTATTGAATCCTTTCTCTTTAAGGAATTCTTTAAGTACAGCTTTCTGATTTACTTCATCATCTTCAATGTCAATGTCATCCAAATCTAGAGGAGCATCAATAGATAAGTAATCACGAATATCTCCACCATTCCTTACAAACTCGTCTAACTTAGCTACTTCTTCATTAGCATAAGTAGGTACAGATGCTTCTTCAATTACTTCTTGGAAGTACTCAATTAACTCTTCCGCTGTTTGAGGAACTTCGTCTTCATCGTCAATTTCCCAGTTCATCTTTTCAGCTAATGCTTTGAAGAAAGAAGTAACCTGTACATCTCCTTCTTCTTCATCATCAGAGTCATCTTCTTCGTCTTCGTCTTCCTCTTCCTCTTCAACTTCTTTTTCTTTTTGTTTAGAAGCTTTCTTAGATTTCTTAGGTTCCTCCTTTTCTTCAGTATCCTCTTCGTCCTCTATTACTTCTTCCTCTTCATCATCTTCGATTTTAGGAGTCTTCTTTTGTTTAGCAATATTTTTTACTTGCTCTAACTCTTCGTCAGACATCTCTTCAAAAGACTCTTCAATCTTGCTGGGATCTATGTCAATATCATCAGAATTTTTACCTACATTAGGATTGAAACTACTAAATACTTCAAATCCATTCAATGTGTTTTTTTCCATAACTATATTGTTTTATTTATTTATTGTTTTGTAAAATGCTTCTACAAAAATATTTTAATTGTTCTATAGTAAGATCACTTTTCATTTGATTTACAGCCATACATACTAACTGTAAATTGCCTTTAATATAACCTTGTTTAGGGTCTATTCTATCTACACTAATATTAGTAGGAACTCTCCCACTATCAAAGTAGAATGTCATAGGAATTCCAGATAATGCACAAATACCGCTTTGATGTATCCACAATTCATTTAAGTAATCTTTATCTATATTACACTCTATATTTTTCTTTCTAGCTCTATCTTTTAAACCGTGAAATCTTTCATATAAAATTCTATCTAAATTTTTACTTCCACGATTATTTTGTTTATGTCTTAAATATGCTTCTTTTTTGCATTCTTTACATCGATAGTCTTTTTCTGCTCTAAACCATCTTTGTTTATTAGCATCAAACTCTTTTAAAGGTTTATACTTTTTGCAAGAATAACATAAAAGATTGCCTTCTTCATCAAACTATTTTAATTTAGTTCTTAGTCTTCCTTTCATTTCTTCTTTCTCTTCTTAGCTATCCTGCTAAAGTTTTGTGCAAAGATTGCTCTTTTTCTTGTTAGAGGATTCTTACTGTGAGTTAACTCTTCAGTAGATTTTCCTGTTCTTTTCTTTAAAGCATTAAATTTGCCCCTGTTTTTCTTCTTTATATGGATACCACCACTTTTATAAGTTGGTATCGGATATATTGGGTATATACTGTCCATTGTCATCACCTTTATTTAATAATTTATTACCGGTGTATGCAGCCCCAATAAAACCAACAGTAGGTATAGAGTTAAACCATCTTCTATATGTTTTAGGATCTTTAAAGGACTGATAAACCATCTTTTCTCCCATACCATCTGGTAAACTGTTCATATACTCTGCTATTACTTTTTCATTTGCATGATCTGCTGAATTCCGCAATTTACCTCTTTTCATCAAAGCCTATCTAGTTTGATTCATGAAGCTTTTAATTTCAGTACCTTTACGTAGATAACTGAAGTAAGTAAACGGATCCATATTTTTGGCTAAGCTACTAAAGTCTTTATAAGTAACTAATTGATTAGGATCAGACAATTCCTATAGTAATTTGTTATTGTCTATATCAGTATGTAACATACCATCGTTCTGCATTATATCTGTTAGATGTCCTAATTCGTGTCTAACATGTGCCTATGTTGGTACCTCATCTGCATTCAGACTTATTGTGTATCTTCTATAGTCATCAACAGGATCAGTATCTGTACGTCCTATTGAATATTCTTCATCTAATGCTAATTTTGCTTTTGCTCCAGCCATTTCTCTTGATAACCTATCATCCATACGAACATCTACCTAGTTCATATTTTGATAATCTTCAAGCAGTTTCTTATAAGAACCAGCATAATTAGTTCCATATTTTTTATCTACTTTCTTAGCTCTTTTAATAGTACGATCGTCAATGCTTTCAATTACTCTATTTCTAGCATTGACAGCATCTGAAGAATCTAATATAAAATAATCGTCTCCTTCAATAGCTTTATACATTTCTCTCTGCTGTAAAAGTCTATCCATCTCTTTCTACACAGAGCTTCTATTTACTTTAGGAACCTCACGACTAATTGTACTTGCAGCAGTTCTTTCTGCTCCTTTAATAGCAGCTTTAATTGCCTTAGAACCTTTAGAACCGACTATAGGCAATAGTCCTAAACTAGCCCAACCTAATCCGCTCCAATCTTTCTTAGCAGCTGCATTACCCATTTCATTAACTGTAATTACATCTCCTACTGGAGTTAAATTAGCAAAATCTTCAAGGTCTACAGCAGGCTTTAAAGCACCTGTTGCTATAGGTTGTCCAGTCCAAGGATTTACTCTACGACCATTGTAGAAAGAAGGATAAGGAGGTTCTTTTTTACCACCTACTTCTCCGCCATCTTCAAAGGTTTGCACTTTCCAATCCCAATAGCCTTTACCGGGATTATTTTCCCGGTAAGACTTTAGGTTGCGCATTCTCTATTTAAATGCTTGTTTATCCATAATTATTTGCTTTTCTTTCCACCTTTACTTTTAGTAGAGCTGGATTTCTTGCTTCCACAACTCATTGTATTTCCTCCTTATATTTAAAAATGTAACCTTTATGTTTAGTTCTCCCTTCTTTATGTTGACAACATTTACGAATATGCCCCTAATCGCAATTTAATACCTTGGCTGCTTGATATGATGATATAAATTCACCAATATATTCACCGTTAATATTATATACTAATATTTCTTTCCCTTTATTTTTACCAGTACCAATTTTGATAAATTCAGCTTTATTGATCTGGTCTGACTTTCTTCCGCCTCCTTTAGTTAAATTATAACCGAATTCTCTATCGTTAGATTTATATAAATCTATGTAATATTTTTCATATTTACACGCATCTTCAAAAGATAAACCTTCCTTTAGTATTTCATGTGTTATATTTAACCATCCGTATTTAATAATAGCGTTGAAAAATAGATGAGAATCTTTATATCCATGTCCATTTCTCCATCTACGGTTTGGATTCTACTTAGTTATTCCAATGTATACTTTATTGTTAGGAGTACTATGTTTGTAAACATAATAATTATTTCCGCATGCCATAATTAATTCTCCTTTTCTTTAAAGTAAATATTACCAGATGCAGTATCGATAATCATACCAATATCTTGCATCTGTTTCAGACTAAGTATACCAAATATTTCATAATCTGTATTTTGTTTAATAGACTTCTTTATATTATCTATATTAGTAGCTACAAACTGATACAACTTATGACCATTTAAGTCTACATCTAAATCTTTAGTATGATAAACTTCTGATGCTTCTCCACCAGCTCCTACAATAGTAGAAGATAGTTTACTGCCAAGTTTATATCCTAATTCTTTAGTTTTTGTTATATCCACTAAAGCAATAGAAGCGCCAGTATCTACTAAAAAGTATACAGATTTACCATTTACTTTCAAAGGTAGTAATAATCTATTATTTACTACACTTATCTATTGATCTAGTTTTTCCATTACTTCTCTCCTACCACTTTGTTTTTCAGGGATGTTTTTGCTTTAAGTTTTTCTCTTTGCATAGCCGCTTCATCCTTTTGTTTTTGTAGTTTCTAAGCAGCTGTCAACTTCTCTCTTTCAAGCTGAATCTTCTTATCTTCAATCTTCTCTTTCATCTACTGTTCACGTATCTTAGCATTGAATTCAAATTGTTTACCTGCTTCCTCAGATGCCTACTTACGTTCAGCCAAAGCTTGTGCTGCTATTTCCATAGTATCGGGTATACCATTATCGTTCTGATCTTGATCCTCTAAACCTCTATATGCTTGAAGCTGAGCAACTGTGATCTTAGTAGCATTATCTGTATCTATCTTATACTTTTCAAGATCCATCTCTGCTTCTTTTATCATCAATTCCTCTTCCTTAACTTCATTTTGCATTTGGATCATCTGCTGTTCTCTCTGAGCCTGTTGCTCTTCCAAAGCTTGCTGCTGTTCCATACGCTTCTGTTCAATATCTTCTAAGCGATTCTTAATCATATTAATGTTATCCATTGTAATGATTTCGGCGATATCTAATAGACTAGCACCATTCTGCATAGCAGGCTGCATAAGCTGTTTAAGTGCTTCTAACTGTTGCTGATTCTTAGTAGAATCATCCAAAAAGATATCCATATCTTCATAGAAGAAGTCATCATTAAGAGTCAAGAATGCACGTGTAGCATCATCTAACACATAATGTATACATCTCTTATCGCTATCTTTCCATGCAAATTTAGCAGTATTGAGTAACATACTTAATACTTCTTTCTTTACTTGATTGTGAACCCAGAATAATGGTTCAGTAATGTGAGCAGATTGTACTACAGATCTTTCAACATTGCCTACTAATTCATTAGATGAAATTGCTCCTTCTCTTTGTTTAGTAACACCAGTAATCTCAGATACCATTGATTCAATCTTATCCATCAGATTAATATATTGATCAATAGTATTAGCCATAGTAAGATCTAATGCGGTAATTTGATTGAACTGTGATGGCTTACCACCTTCTCTACCAGGTATATCCCATCCTTCTTCATACGGATTTACAAAGTTAACGCCTAAAGCACCTAAGTAATGCATCCATTTTGCTACATCAATATTCATACTTTTAGGTATCTAAGTAATATCCATGGTTACCACTTTACCTTTATCTCTAGCCATTGCTAGTTCAAGTCTATACCATATTACAATATACATATACTGTAATGGTTTCATCATACTAACCAAGGACCTAGGAGAACTATTGGTATTGTTGTATACTACGCCAGTATAAGGCAGTTTTTGCGAATTAGGGTTATCAGCTGAGATATGTTGATACTCAACTGGCTGTATACCTATATACAGGTCTTCTCCAACTCTGTATCCTTCCCATACTTCGATAATCCATGTCCATTCTACGTTAACTTCCCTACCTGTAACTTTATAACTTTCATCTACTTCAAATTCTTCTTCTACCCCAGTTTCAGGGTTAATGATAGTAACAAATCCAATCTTCTTAAACGATTTCCAACAACAATGCCATACATTGATATTATCGGCGTTTTGAAATGGGTTAGAACTAAAACCATTAATAGTTCTAGTTTTAATATGTGGATAGTCTAAAGATGTCTTACGAACCTGTGGATTCAGTCCTCCTCTAGTACCATCATCCATCATATCCAGCAATTCGTTTAACTACTTCTCTGACATTTTATCATAGAATCTGTCATAGATCTCAGTAGCAGACATATTCATTTTACGACAGCACCAAGATGCTTCGTGAATGAATTCTAAATCAGCAGATTGTTCATAACTGAAACTCAGTGGATTTACTCTTTCAACATAAGGTTCCCCATTAATTACTCCTACATAGTAAATCTCTTCTCCAGCTATTAATGCATCCTTCCACCCCTTGAAGAATTCATGTGTAACATTTAACTTCTGCTTCAAATAGTTTAGACTATGCTGTGCTGCAATTTCTGCAATATCTTTATAATCTTTTGTTAAATATTTCTGTATCTACTCAGGTGTCATTATTTCACCAGACTGTAAAGCCTCTTGATATCTGGCCTACTCTTCAGGACCAAGTTTAGACATAATAGATGCCTATACATAATCAATAAGTAATTGCTTAGCTTTATCCTATAGATTACTAGTAGCAATATCACTAGTTCTTACTACTCTAAAGTTGAATGGGCGCTTAGTCTCTTCCCCAAGTAATAGATCTATCTTTGGTTTAATAATGTTATAATCCTAAGCAGTTGCAGGAAACCCATCATCTTGTTTAAATGGGTTAGTAACATACTTTAGATCTTTTTCATTGTATATACTATTATACAGATCATAGTATGTCTGCATCTCTTCTTCCCTACTCCTACTATTACCATTTCTGGAAGAGGCACTGTGACCAATAATATAATCTACGCAGCTTTCTTTCCATTCCTTGGTCTTCTTAGACATGGGTACTTTCTATGCAGGAAATATGTTAATGTTATTCATAATTAAAACGTATACGTATTTGAATCATTAAATAGGTTAGGCATACTTGGTTCATCTGACCACTGTTGCGCAAATATTGGTCCATCAAATAATATCCTATTCCTATTCTCTTTAGTCTTTTCTTTAACAACTAAATTATGTAGTTGTTCTTTATAAATCATTAGCTATATTAACGCGCACACTCTATCGAAATTGCCTTTGTCGTTATAACCTATAAGTTCTTCCAATAGCGGTTCTGATAGTATCTTGGTCAAGTTCTTTTTGCCTGGAGCATACTCTTCATTAAGCCAATCTTTTATCATACCTTCACCCCAGTCTTTAATCTACTTATTGATATGGCAACCCTTCCTACGCTATACTTTAGAGTTACCGACAATATCATTAATGATGTCAGGTTGATCTGCTAGTAAGTAGTCACAATGTTTAGCAGTAAAGTATGGGAATATACCTTTACGCTCATTTTCATACATTAATCTAGCATTATAGTAAAGTAATAGTTTACGTGCATTCTCGTAGTATTCTTCTGCGGTAGAAGGCCTTCCAGTATACTCAGCAACAATTATATCGTAATACTCTTCAAAGCTCTAGAATCGCTTGTAAATGAACATAGAGCCTAATGAATTAGTACCAGCCTAATCATGGTCATATGGGTCCATACCAGCTATGTATAATCCAACAGGTGCATCCTATACTGGGTGTTCCCATATTACTATTGAACCAGTAGGATCATCATCTTTACTTAACGGATATTTAGTAATATCGCCTCTCTTCTTAGGTATCCACTTAAGTAAACCATCTTCACCAAATACTAAATCGCCTACTTGTTTGTGATTTTGTAGGCTACGATTGGTGCGAATCATAGCTAAATGTGCTTGTAATTCTTTCTTAGGGAAGATATTACCATTAAATTCGAGCATTGCTTCAGCAGGTGTAATGGGTCGCTCTGCTACATATCTATCTACAGCTGTAGTGCTAGTAGCATTTTCTATTACATCTCTACGTAAGTCTAATATTCTGTCTATAGACTTTTTATGCAAAGTATTACCATCTATATCCATATACAGACGATTACCATTATCGTCCACATCAGATATATTAGTATACTGTGGTACAAAGAATCCACACGGTTTATCTCCTGGGTTTTCATCCCATATATTCTAGAAGCCTAAGCAGTTATAACCTTTAGGATTGTAGAACATATCCTTCAATGTATCAAATGCTGAAGACGGATCACCGCCAGTACCAAATGCTAACATAAGACCATATGCTACACCATCTTGTTCTACAGAAGGTCTAGCAATCTGCCATGCTGCACCTAATTCACTGAATGAACCTGCTTCCTCAAATAAGATAAGCTTACCTGATTTACCACGTACTACGTCAGGATTGTCTTTTAGAGTAACACCAATGATTTCAGATTTGTAACCCAATTCTATTTCATTACCATACTCGTCTTTAACATTAACAGCTGCACGTTTACGCATCTAAGTATTAACAGATCTTTTCTTACCCCAAGCTGTATTCTTATCAATAAAGTCCATGTAGTCCCACGCTTTAGTAAGAATACCATCTTC